CAGATGCTTTTTTTGATGCAAACACTGATAAATTTGATTGTATTTTTATTGACGGTTTGCACCACGCGGAACAATTAGAGAAAGACGTTATAAACGCGTATAATTCATTGAATAAAGGCGGTTGTATCATAATGCACGATATTAACCCTTTCACAAAAGAAATGGCAATGGTTCCACGCACTCAAGACCAATGGACTGGTGATTGCTTCAAATGTTGGGCAGGCATTGTTACAACTACAAAACTTAAAACAGAATACAAAGCCGAAAAATACGGTTTAGGGGTTGTTTTAAAAACGTTGGCAAAACCACGCGAGGGAATGACATTATCAGATTTGACCTATGAAGAGTTTGCAGAAAACCGTAGTACTTACATAATTGAATAAACTACTTTATACTGCCAGTTTTGGAAACTATGATACCATTAAACCTATTAATCAATTAGGCTTCGATTGCGTTATATTTACCGATAACAAAGAGTTGAGCGTAAAAGGGTGGCGTACCGTTTACATTGAACCAAACGGCAACACACGCAAACAATCAAGACTTATAAAAATATGTCCGTTTATCTTCATTGATAACATTGATTTGTATGTTTACATTGATGGCAATTATGAAGTGATTGGCAATTTAAACGAGTATTTAAGCCTATATTTTACAAAAGGTTTTATGACCCACCAACACGGTCAAAGAAACTGTATATTTAAAGAAGCTGACCAAATATTGAAGTTAGGCAAAGAATCTAGGGATGTTTTAGAAATACAAATGAACGCTTATTTGTTGGCCAAACACCGATATAATGACGGACTATATCAAAATGGTTTTTTAGTATTTGATAATTCAGCAAAGGAATTATGCCTAAATTGGTATAATGAAGTTGAAAAATACAGTTATCGCGATCAGTTATCACTTCCTTTTATCGTAAAAAAATACAACTATCGTATTAATGTGATGACAGCGCACCGTATGAAGACTGTTTTAAAACTTAATCCGCATAAAGATAAAGAGATTACAGACGATTTTAAGGTATGGTATTTCAATCCGGGACGTGGAGATAAGAATTTAGGCAAAGCGTACAATGAACATTGCGAGATAGTGCCAAATGATAACGATTGGATATGTATGACAGACGGGGACATAATGCACCTTGTACCTTATTGGAGTAAACAGATTGAAAGCATTATAAAAAAGCACGGCAAAGATTATGCGTTAATTTCGTGCGTTACCAATCGGTTAGGTTTGGAATGGCAATTACCCAAAGGTTTTTCAGATGACCCAAACGTATTAACACACCACGCAATAGCTGAAGAGTTGTATAAAGATAAATACGATGAGGTTATTTTATCTCGTAAACCAACGGCAGGGCTTATGATGTTATTTCCAAAAAGAACGTGGAATAAGGTACATTTTACAGAGGGTTTGACGGGTGGCGGTAAGTTTATAGATTGGCGTTTTAGCGAAGCGGTGCAAAGAATTGGCAATATAGGCATAGCAACGGGTTTATATGTATTCCATTTTTACCGTTTCAACAAGGATAAAAGAGATATAAAGCATTTATTATGAGAAAATATAAAATATTAAGCAGGGAGTTAATTAACGGTAAATGGGTATGTAAGTTTGAGTATTGGACGGACTGTTATTGCGAAAAAGAAGAGGCAACCGTATCAATAGTTATGGAACGAATGCCTCTTTTAAAGGATATTATTTTAGCATTTGGTTAATTTAAAACATTTTTATTTGTGTTAATGGTATATAACTTGCATCATAATTTTTATTATCTCCTTTAGGATATTCTTTTATCTCATAATTAAGTTGAAATTTTAAATGTTTTTTTTGTGTTTTACTTCCAGTAAAATAAATATATCTATGTTTTTGTGGTCTTTGCCTTACTGCTAAATCTTGATAATTGTTGTTTTTATTTTCTGTAACAGATTTACTATGTTTATTTGGGTTATTTATATCATATCTTTCCGTTCTTTTTGCGCTTAACCCTGTATAAATCCAATTAGTAGCTTGATAAATATATCCGTGATGATTTTTAGAAGTATCTGCATAACTAACAATTATTAAATTATTTGGTAACAATTTTAAACATTTTCCTATAAAAAAAGATGCTATGTTTTTTTTATTATCATTTATAATAAATCTATTCAATTCATATACTTTGTCTACATTTTCAATACCACAAACACCAACACATAAAGACCTTGATGGGGGGCTTCCAAAAGTACACACGCCTTGCAATATATTATCGTAATTAAATAGCCCAAAAGCATAAGATATACTACACATTCTTTTAGCATAATGCTTATTTAAAAGCCAATCTTTACACTCAAAATTATCTATACTTTTTACGGTATATTTCATAATTTAAGATTTTGCATAATTAACGATTGCTTTAAACTCTTCAAATTTAACGGTGTTTAAGTCCTTAGCGTAAAATGCTGAAAACTTAATATCTGTACGGCTTCCATTGAATACTAAAACGTGGTAATCATAAAACTTATTAGTAAGCACGTTTCTAATTGAATCCGTTTGTTCCCTTGTCATTGTATTAGGGCATTCATCCATAAATATTGGTTTGGCTTTAATCATTTTGTTTAGAAATTATTGTAAGGTATAAGATAAACAATATCATAATATTAGATGGTTGTTCGTCTTTTATTTGATAGTCATATATTGCTATAAATAGTAATATAGTAGATAACAATATAGAAACTGCTTGCGATATTAATTTAAATAGTTCTTTCATATCGTTATATCTACTTTAACGTTATTAATACTATATTTACCATCGTTAGATATAATATATCTATCAATACTTACATTTATTTTACAATCTCCATTTTCTTTAATAAAGTCATCTAACAAAACTGTTATTTTATTCTCTAAAATAGCCTTATTGTTTTTTAAAGTTTCTGTATTAGACATTTTTTACATAGGTTTTTTCGGTTACACACTTATAGCCAAACTTCGCTATAAAACTATCGATTGTTTTTTGTTTACTCATTCCTTTACGGTAGGATTGAATAAAATTACTTGCAGTACTTTGCTCTAAAATTCCTAAATACCATTTAGGCTCTTTTGTTATTTCATTGATTACTTCTAATTCGGTCATAAGTTATTGTTTTAATTGTATATTTAATAATACTGTTACTTGATCTTTTGTTGAGCTCATTCCTTCAATATACACAAAGTAATTTTTTAAAAGTTCGTTTAATTGGTCTTGTACTTTATTTGGTGTGTCTGCTATAATTAGATATTCCATAATATTAGTATTTATAATGTTTTAAATTCGCCATAAATCATAGTAAATTTCATTGTCGTTTCATCATCAGAATCTATCATATCAAAATCTATTTTATATTTCCACAAAGCAAATGGAATTCCGTTAACAAAATATGTTTTTTCTTGTAACAATCTATTATCTTCACACCTGCAATTTGATTTTACAAAATCTTCTAATTCAATTTTATTATCAAATATAAACCCTTTAAGTTTCAATCCTTCAATTAAATTATTTTCTAATTGTGTAACTAAATCTTTAGTTGTATTTGTTATTATATTTTTCTGTAAATCCATAGTATATAGTTTTTTGTAAAGTGCATTATTTGCACATTGCTTTTTAGTTACTAATATTAATTTAATTGAAAGCAACTTATAGGGTATTCACTAACTTTACCAATATCATTAACAACAGAAACATATCCATCTATTTGATATTGAATTTCATAAAATTTCAAATGTGTCAAATAATAACCGTCCGAATTTATACAAATCATAATTTATTTTGTTTTGTTTTATTTTTATCTTTCATAAGGAAATATAAGTCCTTAATACTTTGCCCTTCATTTTTATCTTCATATGCAATTATTTCACCGCCAAATAAGATATATTTTTTTATCCATTTAAAATACAATATTGCCATTGGGATAAGCAATATAAAAACCATAAATGGAAGTGATAAAATTCTTGGTATTAATCTTTTTGTATTCATAATTATTTTTTATTATTAATGTTATTTGCGATTAAGTATAAAAAGCATACTATGTAAAAATTATAATTTACGTCTTCTTTAATTATCAAATCATATAAAAACCATATCGCTAAAATTGTTGTTAGCAAATTATTAAAGAAAACGCTAATAGCTTTTAATAGTTGTTTATCATTTTCACTCATAATTATTTGTTTTTATTAGCATTTAAATAAACTCCATATTGAAAAAATAACGTAAAAGTTATTAGAAATATCCAATCAGTTATATTTAATTGACCAAATACATTTGGAAAATCACTATCGTAAAGTACAAGTAAAATTAAAGAGATTAATAAATATTTTATTGATTTCATTTTAATTAAGTTTTAAAGTTTAAACAAATATAATAAAATAAATACGTTAATAATGTTTTTTTATTACTTTTTTTTATTAGTTGTAATTTTACATTATGAATTTTAAACAGATATCATTCGACATAAAAGGTCTTGATGAGAAACAAGGCATAATTGAAGCGTATGCGAATGCTTATGACTTCAAAGATTCCGACGGTGATATTTCGGCAAAGGGTTCATTTACCAAAACCGTAAGCGAGAATTTTAAACGCATACGAGTACTCAAAGACCACAACCCTACAATATCATTAGGCGTACCTATTAAAATTGATGCTAACGACCCTTATGGGTTAATGACAGTTACTAAATTCAATCTACAAAAAGAGGTTAGCCGCGATATGTTTACCGATATCCAGTTAATGAAAGAAAACGGACTAAACGCGGAACTTTCAATCGGTTATCAGGTTATTGCACGAGATGAAAAAAATAAGGATATCATAAAAGAATACAAACTACACGAATATTCATTCCTTACAAGTTGGGCGGCTAACGAACTGGCAACGGTAAGCGACATTAAAAATATTCAATCTCATTATGGTATTTTAGGTATTATTGAAAAATCATACAATTTAGATTATAGCGATACGCGATTAAGACAAATTGAAACAATATTAAAATCACTCACAAAAGAGCCGTTATTGAACACTCCAATAGTTGAGCCGATTGACAAAGCAGAATTAAAAAAACAATTATTAACTATCTTTAAAAAATATTAAAAATGGCAGAGCAAGTATTAGATATTAAAGACATTCAAAGCATTGTTGAGGAAGGCTTAAAAGTTACCAAAGGAAATTGGGATGCTGAGCGTTCAAAAGACAAAGAGCTATTTGATGCAAAAGTAAACAGCGTAATTTCACAAATTGAAGAAAAAGGATACTCTTCAAAATCGGAAGTTGAAGCGCACGTTAAATCAATGCAAGACCAATTTGATCTATTGGCAGTTGAGATGAAGAAAAAAGGTGCATCTAACGAAAATGTAGGTTTTAAACAAGCGTTAGCAGAGGCATTAAAAGAAAACCACGCTAAAATTAACAGCGTTGAAAAAATCAAAGGTAATTCTATTATCCAGTTTAAAGATATCACATACGCGGCTAACTTTGCAGGCTTAGACCCTTGGAGAACTGACTATCGTAATGATATTATAGGTATCTCTCGTGATTTATTCCATTTACGCGATATTATCGCAGTTGGTGCGACTAATTCCGATACCATTAAATATCCTCGTGAATTGGCTAAAACAGGAACAGGGCCAGCATCTTGGTTACGTGGTGCTTCAATAGCAGCAACAGACAGCAAACCGCTATTTGAGCCTAATATGGACACTTACACCGCAACCGTTGAATGGATTGCAGGCATAATGAGATTGCCAGTTGAGATGCTTTCTGATTTACCTTTCTTAACTTCTTATTTACAACAATTTGCACAAGCTGAATTGTTAGAAGCTGAAGATAACCAGATATTAAACGGTAACGGTACATCTCCACAATTAGACGGTTTGATTACCAACGCAACGGCTTATAATGGTTCTTACACAAATCCATTAGAAGTAATTGTTGATGCTGCATTTGGACAGTTAGCACAAGCTAATTTGACACCTACGCATTTATTGTTGAACCCTCGCGACGTGGTTAGCATTATTTTGAATAAGGCTACTACATCAGGTGAATACAACTTGCCAGGCGGAATGGTTGGATTTGTAAACGGTCAATTGCAAATTGCAGGTTTGGATGTAAGAAAAACCAACAAAATCACTGCGGATTCATTCTTATTGGGTGACTTTACAAAAGCCCAAATATTCCAAAGAATGGCTCCACAATTGAGATTCTTTGAGCAAGACCAAGACAACGTAACTAAAAACTTGGTTACTGTTAGAATTGAAGAGAGAATCGCATTGGCTATCTTAAAAACAGCCGCTTTTGTAAAAGGTGATTTAACTCCTTTAACTACATAGGACATTCTTTATTTGGTTGATTAATAACTAAAACCCTCTCTAATTAAGAGGGGGTTTTTAAATAAAAAAACAATGGAATACCACAAAAATATCGACTACTTAGAAACTTGCACGAATGAGCCATTATTATATGGTATTCAATATCGCGTAAAAACTGATTTAGCAGCCGAGCCGGTAACCGTTGATTTTTTTAAGGAACACGCACGAATTGACTTTGACACCGATGACGCTTTATTGGCAAGCTATTTAAAGAGCGCACGTCAGGAATTAGAGCAATACAGTCAAATGTCTTTTGGCGTTAAAACAATGATGTTAAAAGCCTTGTATTTGCCTAAAAACTATAAATTGATGTTTGGGTATGTAAATACAATTACAACAGCAGGATATACTAATTTTGGTGACATTTTAAAGGAAGGGGGCACTGATATTGACATTGAATATACAACTTTAGGAATAATGAATGACACGATTAAAATAGCCATTTGCCGTTATGCAGCAGGCTTATATATATTTCGTGAAAATGTTATCGAGACAAAGTTTAATTATAAAACAGAAATTGACGAAAGCAGAAAAATGATACGGTCACTTTCAAATATCACATTATTTTAATGGCATTATTGGCAGGCATATTAAGGGAAAAGATACTGTTTAAAAGACCTGTAAGGGTTAGTGATGGGGCAGGAGGTTATGATACAACCTACACAACCATATTAAGCACATTTGCGAACGTTACGGAAACAAGTAGCGACCCTTCATTAATTGCAAGTCAAGAAAATATAAAACAAGTTGTTAAAATATTGATACGTTATAGACCTGATGTACCGATTAAAATAGCAGACATAGCCGTTTGGCGTGGTAATGAGTTTGTGGTTAATAATATTAAAGTAGATCCGTTTAGAACTTACATTGAATTTCAGTTAACATCAACAATAGAAACGAGCGAACGCCAAATTGTAACAACGTAATGCAAATAAAAGTTGACATAAAGCAAAATAAAGCATTATTTAAGGATGTTGACAAGGCTATGCAGTCATTTTTAGAAGCTGAAATAAGCGCAACGATTGAAGACGTAGCAGACAATGCAAGGGCTATTGTAGCAGTAAAAGACGGGTTTTTAAAAAGCAGTATTGTATCAAATGTCGAGGGGTTAAATGGTGAAGTAAGAGCCGATAAACATTATGCGCCTTATGTAGAGTTTGGAACTGGTGGATTGGTTGACGTGCCTACGGGAGTTGAGGGGTTTGCCATAAAATTTAAAGGGCAAGGAATAAAACAAGTAAACCAAAGACCACAGCCTTTTATGTTTCCGGCATTCTTTAGCAATGTTGAAAAACTAAAAAAGCGATTGCAAACAAAATTAGAAAAAAAATAAATGGATTTAGCTTTAGCATTAAGAACTGGTTACTTTACTGCATTGAATGGCAATATAGCCATAAATACGGTTGACGTGCCTATATACGATGCTTATGCGATTCCTGAGGACATAACATACCCTTACATTCTTTTAAGCAGTCAAACAGAAAGCCAAAGAATTGTAAAAAATAGTAAAATATTTAACGTAACTTTACTTGTCGATATTGTGACGGGAAACATTAACCCTTTTGGACGTAAACAAAGCGAACAAATAGCGGAACAAATAGAAGATATCATAAATCCAGATAGTTTTACAGATATCAATATTTCAGCAAACGGTTACACAATTGGGAACACAATAATAGAAAGTTCTTATGATACAACTGATAAAAATCAAAATTATTACATTTACAGAAAATTAATACGTTACAATCACATAATCTCTAAAAATTAAATAAAATGGCAGAAATTAGCGCAAAAGACATCGGTCTTTATTACAATGCAGGAACATTAGCAGTCCCAGTTTGGAAATTGGTAGCTTGTTCAACTTCGGACGGTTTCAGCGGTTCGACAGATGCGGTTACCGTATCCAACAAATGTGAAGCAGGATGGGTTAAAAATTTACCTGGTGATAAATCGTGGAGTTTTTCAAATTCCAGTTATGCACAAAAAGTACCTGGAGTTAATCAATTTTCATACGATGACATTTTCGACCTTTGGACGAATGATACCGTAGGACAATGGAAATTAGAAAGTATTACGCCGGGCGAATATTTACGCATAGGTGAGGGATGGGTATCGGATTTAGGTGAAAGTGCCGAAAGTGGCGATTACTTAACATTTGATATTACAGTTACTGGCAACGGAGCAGTTACTAACGTAGCAACTACTTAATGGGTAAAATCGTTAAATTGGTTATTGGTGAGCGTACGGTAACGTTAAACTTTAATATGATATTTGGTGAACAGATTGCCAAACTA